TTTATAAAAACATGGGGGGGGGGGGGGGGGGGGGGGCGGGGGGGGCGGGGGGGGTGGTGGTGCTATGAATTCAATAGTAAACGCCATTGTGAGTTTTGATCAGGATAGACGTATTGCTCACATGAGTGACGCTTTTTTAACGGTTTATTTTTCATATATATTATCCATACAGCCAATCCCACATCGGCAGTTAGCCACGTTGACAGCTCAAGCAGCAAGCTCTAGACAATATCGCTTTGATGAATTATTTAGAAATGGTGATTCAAAAGTTTTGGCACAAGTATGTACAAGCGTGTTTTTTTTAAGACCAGAAGTAGGGTTTATAGAATCCGCGATAGATCAAACCCTTGATCATGTAGTTATGGACGATGACGCTAAAGCCAGACTTGATACAGTTTTGGGTGCATTCAAACATGATATACCTGATACTAGAACACGCATCTTTTGTAAATCTACCTCTCCAATTGGACGTTTATCTTATCTATCCGCTATATCGGCTAGACTTATAGCGAACTTTGGTGTCCCCTTTGTGACTTTGTTTGGAAAGCTAACTGTAGCCGACGATATCTTTAGTAAAGTGTCATTAGCCACAATTGCCAAGGAGTTATGTCCAGCTATTCAAACAGTGCTAGATTCGAAAGCAGTTGTGCCACTATTTAACCAAGTAACTTCTATGATTACTCAAGACCATGCCGCTTTAATAACCAAATATTCACAACTTCTAGCGAAGTACAAAGCTAAGAAAAGTGAACTTCGTGAAGCTGAAGAAACAATAAGTGAATTGGAGAATAAATTAGATGAATTGCTGAAAAATAAAGAGTCAGAGTCGTCAAAAACAGATCAATTACAAAAATATCTTGTGAAGATAAGACGCAAAATAGTTGACCTTATGAGAGAACAAGCTAAGTATCGAGCCTTCTTGGATTCTCGACGTTTTGCAATAACTACGGATATAGATATAGAAATGATGCGTTTATGTCATGGATATGAGCCTTCCGACAAAAAATTGGGAATGAATTCCTTAGCCGCTATTATAAGCAAAGACAGAAAAGAAAGAGCCGTAGCCAGTTTGAGAAGCGCAGAAAGCACCCTCAATAGTCTTGAGAAAGTAGACCAAGGATTATCGAAAAAAAGGGGTATAATAGCAAAAGAAGAAAGTGGACAAATATATAAAAAAGTACAGGCTTTATTATTAAAAGCACAAAAACTTGAAGAAATAGCACAAGAAGAATTACAAAAATCAAGGTAAAGATGATTACTACCCCCTAATACGAATCAAAAAAAGAAATCAGTTGTTCCGGCTGACTGAGATACACAATGTCTCGCTCTGCTTCATAGAGCGCGTTCATATCCTTTCGTTCGATCTTGAATTGGTTTTGGTAAATGAAAAACATAAACACATCCTTCTTTTTCATCTTGATATAATATTTGAACGTGTCGTTCGTATGATACGTAATCAAATAGATCTTATTTTTGGTTTGAATAAATAACACAATCGGTAGTTTGTATTCAAACATCAACACCAATAGATCGAGCTGGGTAAACGGATAGCTCTCCATCATGAGGTCACTCCACTTTTTGAAACGTTTCTTTTCCTTCTTGAACTTCTTTTCCAAATGATCTACGGTTTCTGCCAAGTGAGTATACCCCTTGAGAAGCATCTCTTTCAAGTCACGTATCGTGAGCGCATTGTATTGATCGTCGTAGTCTTTCAAGATTTGAAGAGCCATAATAAAGTTACATTTCACATCTACAATAGAAGTGTTGTAGGTTTCTCCCTTCATGATTCGAAACCCAATTGTCTTTGGAGGAAAATAATCCTTCCATTTGGAATCTTTCTTAAAATAAAAAGTTTTGATACAAGGAGCAATGTCTGGATGAATTCGTTTGATTTTCTTGAATTTGGAGGGTTGAACTTCTTGGAGATGTTCTTGAGATTCAATGACCAACTTTTCTGCGGCAGGCGTCTTGCTTTTTCGATGTATTTTTTTGGCGCTTTGGACAAATTCTTCTGCTTTCTTTACAGATTTGGTGACTTTATTTTCTGCTATTTTCTTAGAAAGAGCCTCGATCTTTGAAGGACCTTTCGCGTTGAGAGAAGTCCCTAACCGTTTTGCTGTTATCTTTCGTTGGACGGGTTCATCGTCAGATTCCGATTCAGACTCAGATTCAGACTCCGAATCCGACTCTGATTCTGATTCAGGTTCATCTTTCATCTCACTCTTAGCCTTTTGGATAGGTTCATCTATTTCTTCAGGTTCTGGATCAGGAGACTTGGTCTTGGATTTACTCTTGGTCTTAGACTTGGATTTTATCGGAATTGGAGAATTTCGACGGATCGATTCGGACTGTTTCATTTTCGGAATGACTTCCATCTCCTCTTCCGAATCAGATAATATCTCTAGTTCAGGTTCTTCTTCCATCTCCACTTGATCCACGTGTTCTAAGATACGACTCGGCTGAACGTCTTCAATTAAAGCATGTGTGACCGCATCTACCTTCTTGACAGGTTCCTTGTCCAAATAGGTGTTCAGATCGGATTCCAATAAAAGTATTTCATTGTCTGACAGCTGGTATCGGTCTGTATAATAGAGAGTGCTGTGGATCTCTTCAAATAAGATTCGCTGAATGTGAACATTCATCATGAGATCTTCGATAAATCGGTTTTTATAGCCAATCGAATTGTCACTCTGATTGAAGAGATTTTCATTCGGAATGAGTAACTTGCCTTCGTGTTCTAGCTTGCCGCAATAGGGCTCTTCGTTGTCTTTACACAAGTTGATGTTGGTAAAACTGTAGAGATCTACCTCGTAGTCATCCACAAACAAAAACTTATTTTCAAGTATGGGTTCAAAGAGGTCCTCCAGTTTATCCTTGTCTTTTTCGTGAATGGCCTTTTCGATACGTTTTCTTGTCGAGAGATTGACACTGTCGTTCAGTTCTACCTTTAACGTGTTGAAAAACGCATTGTAAAACATCTGTTCTAATTTTAAGTTCTGGATCACTCGATCTTTGGGTTTAATTTTACCGCTTTGAATCGTTTCTTCTACATTGAAACGGTTGTATTCGTCCAGAGTTGAAAGTTCGTCTTTCATTTTATTTTCTTCGGGTTCTTTTAATGGAATAAATTGATTGGTCTCGGTAAGTATACCCACGACCAATTGACTTTCCAATACTCTTATTTTAGGCTTACAGGGGATCTTATGTTTGGATTCCTCTTCTAGTTGATTCAACCAATAAACGGTAGTTCGATAATCGTTCCACAACGAATCATCTAACAAAACGTAATCTCCCATGACTGCGCTCGGTCTACACGGCACAAAAAAAGGTGTTTCTTTGGAAACCATCACTCCAAAAATTCTTCCATCTAAGTTCATAATGTGCTGAAGCACTTTGTAAGAGGTCTTTTTAAGCTCATCCAGCAATTCGCCCAAAAACAAATTTTCTTTAAAGGTGTAACTTTTATGAATCGTTCTCTCTTTACACTCTGGGTCAACGTTGTCTTGAATTTTCTTAAGGATCGTGTGAACGGAAGGAATGTTCTCTTTCAAATCAAACAACGTAATGGTTTTATCGGTTTTATCCGTCATTTTCTTGTATAAATACAAAGGCTCGAAAAAGTCACCTTTCTGAAAAAGGAGAATCGTTGGTTTTTTTTCATGAAAGGTATAAATGGCGTGAGACGTAGTTGGGCAGACAATGTGTAAGTTTTGCGTGACATCCTCGAGTCCCTCTTTTAAAACAACCATGTTTACCTTCTCTTTAAAAAGGACATCGGTCACAATGTCCCATAAATACGTGTAATCGATATAGTCCTTGCTCCTCAAATACTTTACAAAATGCTCGTATCCGCTGACGATTCTTGTAAACGCAGGCGAGTCTTTCATCACACGATAGAGAGTAGTGTCCTTGTATTTAGAAATATCGATATCATCTTTTTTGGTAAACGTATTCACAATCCCTCCATGATGAAAGGTTTGAATGTTATCAAGGTTAATTTTAGAGATCAACACTTCTAAAAACTCTTCAAGCGGAACACTCTTTTTGAAATAAATAAAAGAGAGCGCAGAAAGAAAGGGGTGTTCTTCTTTTACTCCATGCCGCAAAAGACACGGATAGTTTAATTTTAATTTCTTTTTTTGAAGTTGGCTGTAACAATCGCTGTATTTTAAATGAAAGAATTTTTCTAAGATAGGCGTCAAATGTCCTTTCCTGTTTTCTGTCAACGGAAACTTGTCTCCATTTTGTATGTAATCAATCACTTTGTCGTTCACGTCTTCTGTTTTTCGTTTGTAGTATTGAAGTGCTTCTTCGATTCTTTTGTCAATGGCGTCCGGTTTCTCTTTCTTGGGTTTGGACATGAAACAACAAGGCATGTAGTATCCATTTGGATGTTTCTTCGTTAAAAACCCTACACGTGTTTGATAGACAGGTTTGTCTCCAGGTTTCGCAAGCTCTAAGATATATCTAGATTGGATGTGTTTCTGTTTCTCGGAATCACTTGAATTACGTGAAATCAGTTTGTCTTTATCGACATCTTCTGGTTTTACCGCGACATTGTGCTTTAGATCCCAATACCTAGGACAAATATAATAATAAGGCTTTTTAGAATCTGTCCCATATTCAATCGAACTTTCATACGATCCTGGCGCAATTTCATCAATCCTCTCCTTCTCTTCTTTGGTCAAAATGACAGGCTGTCTTTTGTCTGACCACAAACACATACGGCTATACTGATTATGAACTGTATCGGTTTTTGTGAAAAGAGTGGGTTCTCGATCTTGTAATCGTTTCAACAACGGGTTGACAGGCGTGAACTGAATCTTGGTGAGTTCTTCGGATTCATCTAATTTTACATAGTATTTGTTGTTATATCTAGCTTTTAGTTCATTGTGCGTATCATAAATATACATTTCGTCCTTGTCGTCTTGTTTATGGTTCCAGCCATACGATACAGAGGCATATACTTTTTTGACGAAAGGAAGCGTTGGATGATCGACCCACTCCATAGGATCTCGTGTATAGCTAATTCCTTGGTAAGAGTTACCGGGCTTATCCAAATAGTCTAGTAAAAAGGGGGTTGCTCCATTCAAAATTTGCTTGAATTCAGATCCAGTCAGTTCAATCACATATCCTTTACAGGTTTCATTTTCTTTTTTGATGATCGTGCACTCATTCCCCTGAAAAGCTCTGAAATAATCTATAATTTTTGCTTCGCGTAACGGTTCCTTTTGAAACTTCTTTTTAAGCGAATAAGGATCATTTTCATCATAAATAAAAACATCATAGACCTTTTCGTCTGAAACCGACCCACCTTCTAGACTCGGCTTGGATAGACTGGAACCGTTGCTTGGCTTGGATAGACTGGAACCGTTGCTTAAGATCGATTCTTTCTCTGACGGATTGCTTGGGGGTGTCAAACTATCGAAATCAACGGGTATGTCGATCTCTTCATCCGGCTCATCGATCTCATCCATCTCGTCATTCATCTTAAAATCTACTTCATTCATTTCAATGGGTTTAACCGTTTTGATTTCTTTGACCGTAATTTCTTTTATTTTTTTACACCTTCCTTGATCAGATACAATCCCTTGTGAAATAAGAATGAGGTTGGTGATGTATAATCGAACAAAAGGTATATAGTGAATGTTATCAATCGAATGAACCGTTACCTCTAGATTGTCCTTTTTGTCAATCTCTACCAAAAATCCGGGGTTTATTTTTACGCGTTTCAAGTTGTTTTGTTTTTCTTCGATTTCAATGGTAGAAAAGAACTGATGAACGTAATCCGCTGCGGCTTTGTCGTCGTGTTTCATAAAATTAGCAGAAAATACCAGTATGATTTCTTCAATGGGTATATTTTTATTAAAAGATTCAATCAAATACGCATCCTTACTTTGTGATTCATTGTAGTTAGACACTCGTTTATAGCGTAACGTAATCTTTTCTTTTTCATTCATGAAATTAAACAAAGGTGAAATACACGTCATGTATTTTTTAATATTGATCTTGCTTTCCTTTTTATAATTTGCTTTGTATTTCATGTCCAATATGGATAAATTAGATTGTTGTAAGCTTTCAAAGGAAGTAAAAATTTTATGAGAAGGGTCAAAAAATTCAATCAGTTTAGTTGTAAACTTTTGAAGGGCATGTTTAATCATTTCTTCTAGTGTTTCTATGGAAAGAAAGGGTATTTGGTCCATTCGAACATACAAATGTCCCCGTTTATCAATGTTGAGTAAAATCGGAACCTCTTTGTCGTAAAATAAATAAGAAATACTGTTCTTGTTAATCTCGTGAGCATATTTTAAAATGGTTCTCTTTTTTAGAAAGGGTATTTTATATCCATTCTCACTCATCTGATTACAATAGAGACGATACATGTTTTCATTGGTCTTTATTCCATTCATTTTGATGTATGGATAACGATGGGTAGAATGAAACAACTTGAAAAAGATATCCAAAGGAAATTGGAAGGGCTGTAGGGTATACATGACAAAAAAAAGACTGGTTACACCTTCAGATACAATCGCGTCAGGGTTATAGATACTGTGATGGTAATCCATGATTTCATTATAGTCTGTATAAACTGATTTTTCTTCTTTGTTGAAACGAGCGGGGTCTATTCGGTCTTCTTTGAACAAATAAGGATAATAGACGTTAAATACTTTTGACAACTCTAACCCCTTTTTCTTCGAAAAACTATACACGTCAGACGCAAAACATAGATATACAGAGTCCTCGAGTAAGTTGGTCAGATTCATCCACAGCGATTTGGAAGATGTGCCTGAATCTTCCATCTGATTGAACGGATTTTCGAATGGATTCACGACAAAGGGTGAGTCGTGAACAATACCGATGGGTAGGGTTTCTACTACGTCTGTTTCTAACTCTAAAAAGTCATCTAGCTCATAGGATTCTTTCTTTGTCTTACAAGAGAGATCATGATTGATACAAAAAGAATAAAAGGTTTCATAAGAGATCGTCCTTGTATTTTGATAAGACAACTTCTTATAGCTATCGTATGGATTTAACAAAACCTTTTTTTTTGAGAATAGATACATTTCATCCACGGGTTTGTTTCCTAATACTTGAGACAACTTGGATTTGACGTTGTCTATCGTATCATCTTTGTAAATTTTTACTGAATATGAAGACTGTGAATCCTCTTGTAAATGGATAAACGTCAACTCATAGTTCATTATATAATAAAATAGATATTAAGCAGCAGGTATTTTATTTAATTTAGAGGATAGTTCGTTTGATCTTTCGATCAGTTTATCGATGCCTTTGGGTAAATTGAAATAGTTTTTCCTTTTCTCTTTTGAATCGTAAAGCTGAAGCCCTTCAAATTTGGTGAGGAGAATGATCAATTCGTTCAGGGCCAATACATCTGTTTGGAATTCATCCATTTCTTGTTTGATCTCTTTCACGGAGTCGACCACTCCACCTACATATAAGGCGTTATCTTTGGTGGTCAATACTTTACTTATACTAGATACAGCATCCATCGCAGAGTAATCCGCCGTAGTGAAACCCCCAATTGTAGTCTTTAATGTAGCTAGCTTTGTATTTAAGGTAGTGAGTCCATCGACAGCACTCGTCACATTTGTATCACTGTAATAGCCCTTGTTCTCGGAACCAGTAAATCCTTCTTTAGGAACAAAAGTGAGTATAATAAACAATAGAATGGCGACGCCTAGATAAAGGTTCATTATATTGTTTATATATTTTTTATGTGTTTCGCATAAGATAAAGCGTCTTCTAATGCTATTTTTTGAGATTCACTGATACGTTCATCTTTTAAAGTAGTTTCAATGGATCTAATCACAATAGCCATGTAGTCTTCTTCTAGACCTTCTTTGTAAGAAACTTGAAACACGGTGACAACACAGAGTAAAAACAAAACAAAAAGGATCATATAAATTGCAGTAGATTTAAAAGGTCTGACAACATATCTTTTTTAGAGGAGGATAGGGTAGATGATTTCAATGTATTTTGAATTGTCTTTTGAGCTAATATTAATTCACCCCATTCTGATTGATCCGGGTAATTGTCTGGTTTTGTTTCAGGTAAAAAAGGGTCGAAGCCTTCCCTATTTCCTAGGAAGGTAAGAAATAGAAGAAACATCGCAATCCATACTTCCATGCTATAGTATACCTATGTAAAATAAGGATTGTCCGAAATAGTCATTCCGCAATATTCTGCGGAATCTTTGCTATAATCCACTGGATCATACACTTTACACTCTTTTGCTTTAATGAGTAAGTATTTGAAATTATCCCAGAATTCTTTATTGTGTCCTATACTTAAGGTTGTAATGTGTGCCATTTCGTGTATGGCTACAAACATGAGCGTATTCTGATCGATCAAGTTATTGTTATTTTCTTTCTTTTTATTCAGACAGAAGGCAATCTTTCTTCCTTTGTTTTCACTGTATGCGGTGAATTCGCTAGTAGGCAAGGTTTCTACGATTTTACTAGAGTTAAAATTCTTCACTAAACGTTTGACGCGAACATCTTCTGGATCATTGACTTTGAGATAGTCTACCAATTCTACCATCTTTGCGGAAGTGTTTGCTAGCAAATCTACGGCAGGTTGTAAGTTATCTCTCTCACGAACACAGTATTTGTCTCCATCGACCGTAGATACGATACACTTTAATTGAAACATATCTGAATCGAAATAGAGTTTGTAACCAATAAAGAGAACAAATCCGACCATCATACAAATAAAAAGTGAATCTTTCTCCATATATATTCACGTGTTATTTTAATCGTTCTTAACCATTCGTTCCAATTTCTAACGGTCTACGAAACGTATCGGGTTGAATCGTGCTGTTTCCCCAGGGTCCAATGTCCTTTTTAGGGATAATGGGTTCAGACCGTTCTTGATAGTTTGCGTTTCTAAGACTGCTGCTAACCGTATTAATACCAATCATCTGATCCGCTGACAACAAGTTCAAGTTTTTCAAGTCATTGGACGCTGGATTCACGTTAGACCATTCGCTATTGACGTCTTTGGGAAGAAGGTCTGAGGGATCCATGTTGGTCTGATGTTCCGAAGCGGGAACTTCCATAAAGTTTCCTTGATTGGATTGGAAGGCAGGCTGAGAAACGCTATTCCCCGAAGATTCGTAGACGGTTCCACCCATCGATCCACCCCTCATCGATTCGTGGTGATTCGATTTAGTTTGGTTGTATTTCATCAGAATCACGACTAGGACAACGGCTCCAAACAAAAGAATAATCCCAAATACTTTATTAGAAGGTTCCTTTATCAGTTTACCGATATTCATTATATAGAGTAGAATATAAAATATTTTTTATTCTAAATAAATTATTCCTCGGTCTCTTCGTCGTCAATCACTTCAGAAAAATCAAGCCTGGATTTAATTTTTTTGGAATTAAAGACTCCCCTAATATCTTGGATCAAGGATTCTTTAATGCGTGTGTTTAAAAACTCGTAAATTCTATAAATGGCTAAGTTGTCTAAATGAATCTCGGCGTCATCAATATGGTCCGTATTTATGACAAATTCACTTAAAAGATCTTCCGATTCCTTAACTTTCGAGATTTCTTCTGTTTCTGGAATTGTCTCCGGACTTTTTGTCTCGATACTCTCTGAGATTTCTTCTTTCGTCTCTGGAATCGAGGTCTCTTCAGTCGAATCACTAGGCAACAAAAGATACAAATGATTTAATTCGATTTCTAATGCAAAATGTTTGCTGTTAAATTTAATACCTTTGATATGAAAAGTAGGAATGACTTCATGTTCTTCTAACTCTTGAAAGGTGTGAATATTGTCTTTTGTATCTGTGACCATAATACGGTTTTCATCGATGGTACACATTACGTCAAAGCAGTTATCTTTAATGTTGGTTTTTAGAGGATTGATAAACGAACATTCGATATCCGACCGAGTCATCTCTTCTTCAAACCAATCTTTAGAAGCAGTATAGAAATGTTCTATCGTATCATGATAAAATTGTTCAAACCATTGTAGATAGTCTTTGCTTGTCAGTGAAATATAGACATAATTGGAAGATTTACGGTTTTTGTAATAACATACCTTGTTTGTTTTGATAATAAAAGGGGCATTGTTATACGATATCTTACAGAAGTAAGTATCGTCTTCTAAATCCAACGGTTCGCTAATTTTTATATGTTTTGTATTGTAGAAGTCTAATACATTCATTGTAGTATAAAGGCTGAATATATTTATACTAAAATGACGCAAACATAATCTTTCTAATGTATAATGCTACCGATAGGATTACAATTTCAATTGTTTAAAACACCTAAGAAATTACCCATGAGATTAGAATCCGGTTCCATGGAAGACTTTAAAAAAAACATCTATAAGATAGCAAACATAGAGTATACGAATGAAAAGAAAAAGTCGAAAAGAAATAAGACAAAAAAAGCACGTTAGTCTTCATTCCATTTATCCTTGTTAAACGGTGCGATCAATATCTTATTCATTTTATCTTCACGTTCCTTCTTCTTTGCTTCTAAATGAGGAAAAGCCTTTCCAAAATTGAACTTTTTCATATAAGCCAGATCATCCTCGCCCGCAAACGGTTTTTTTCCGTAACAATTTACTCCAAATTTACTATTTCTATTTTGCATATATCCTCCGTTAACACCCGTTCGTCCACAGTCTCTTTCGTGTCCTGGTATCCTTTTTAATTCATTATACATGGATTTTTGAATAGGGAACAAAGCAAGCTGATCGCTAGACCATCCATAACTACACCAATTTGCTCCATTCTTATAAGAGTCTTCTATTTCATCGTAGGTTGCTAGACGGGCATCAAACAATTCACAAGTTTCTCTGGCTTGTTCATACGTATATCGATTGTGGGGGATATGAAAGACTTCACCAAGTTCTTCTTGTTTACAACTTTTAGAGGGGACATCCACCGTCTTCACCGTATTTGTGTTTGTAGATCCTTGGGTAGGTCGAAAAAAATCTAGAAAAGAAGATCCCGAGACATCTCGGATATAAACGCCAGAAACATCTCGGATACGATTACCTGCTGTGTCTTGAATATAAGATCCTGACACGTCTAAGATATAAGATCCGGATACATCATAGATGGTGGCACCTGTCGCACTATAAATAGTGGATCCAGAGATATCTGTAATTGGATTACCTACACCATCTCTCACAGCATAGCCTTGAGTGTTTGTATTAGTTACGGCAGGAGCACTTACAGCAGGAGCGCTTACGGGTGGGTTTACTCTATTTGAGCTTGCGTCTGGCAATTTTGGTTTGTGAATATGAATTTCTACGTCTGGTTTATCTGAACCAAATAGCTTATACAAGAGATCATTGAAGCTAAATTCAAACTTACTAAAATATTTAATGTTCAAAAAAAGGATGATAAGAAACAAAATCCATAAGAATATCTCAACGAGCGCAATGAAGGGTTTAGCTTCTGGTGTATTTACGGCTACATTATTGAATAGACTAAATATAGCAATATAGACAACAATCACTACACCGAATAAAGCAATCAAATTGACATGGTAATCTTGATAGAATTTATCTACTGAATCTGCTTCCGGCATATTTATAATGAAACATTATTTTATTTTCCTATAAAACAGACAATAGTTTCCTTCATGAATGATGTGTTCAGGCGAAATCACTTGAATCGAGTCATCATTCAAAGAATACCATGTTCCGTTCTTATGAACAGAAGAATAGTAATGCCCTCCATGAATACTTCCTTCGTGATTTATGATACCAAAGAGTTCATACTCACATCTTTCTTTCTCTATAGTAAAGGGATGAAGATTTAGGACAAGGGGTGTATGTATACGTATCTTTTTTTTGGTCATATTTGGTTTCCATCGCTTCAAGTGTAAAACAAGAATGGTCGGTGTATGACATAAACAGCTTTGTTTGAGGACTGTTTTTTTTTCATGGTCCTTTTCATCAAACCAGGCGTTATCTCCTGTGAGTAATTCTTCTTTGAATGTTTCGATAAAACAATCTTGTATCGATACATTAGATTTCTCGGGGATCGACAAAGAAATCAGATGTTCATGTTCTATCTTGTCAAATTCAACCACCTGTGTTTTTGGATTAATATATTGATTGATTGAACCTATCAAAAACAAGTTTGAGACAATAGAGTGATCTTTCGTTTCAATCTGATTCAGGTATTTTTCAACTTTATTTGGTTTTGGTCGTTTCTCTCGTAAAGAATCATCGATCCCATTTAACGAATTATGAATGCAGTCCAACACAAATTCAAAAAATTCAACAGAATCACTCTGTTCTCCTCCTGAGAATTCTGGGCGTTTTTTTTGAATAGAAATCTGTTTCATTTTATCGACAAATCGATTGGGTAGGATGGTCCCGTGATTGTCTCGAAATAGTTTATATAGTTGGATCCATTCAAAGGTCACCATAGAATCCACTTGATTCTTTACGTTTTGGACGTTTAATAAATATTCATTCAATTCATCCACCTGTGAAAGAATCTGTAAAGCAGAGTTCATATAACAGGAATTACCTAGATTAGATAATCCGCATATACCCTTCATAATATACTCTATAAAAAGTGTTTAAATGATCTATACTCTCATCTAAGTCTAGATTACTCTTCAGAATCTTTTTCGAAATTATACAACAGATTTTGTTTATTCTCATTCACGACATCTCCATAAGATTTTGCGTTTTCATAAATCTGACGAATAAGATTTGTAGGGGCTGTGGTCCCCACCTTTATTAATTTTCGACTTTTCAGATAATTCTTCACCGTGGACAAGGTGGTTTTCCTGAAATTTTCATGTTCTTCTGTTCGTATTTTACGAGTCTTGTTGGATGGAATCAGAATTTGAACGGTTTTATTCTTCTTGCTTTTTCCTATTTTTACAGGCACTTTAACGTCTGGTGTAATCTCTACGGGTATGCTATCGGGTATACTCTCTGGTATTTGTATCACGGGACTCGCGATTGCTGGAGTCACTATCACTGGACTCGGTAAGACATCGACTGGCGGAACCGATATATTTTTTTGAGTTTTATTCCATGTTTTGAAGGTAGGTTTTAGTCCGTTTTTTAACACACCATAAGGTTTGTCATTCGAGACAATAGAAGCAGGTATTACTTCTACTGGAGTGACTATCGCGGGCAAAACCTCTGGTTTCACTTCAAAATGATACGGTTCTGGATCTTTTCCGTCTGGAAACATACACTGATCGTCAAATTTGTTGTTTAAAATATCCGGTTCCTTCTTTTTTTGAGTTTTACGGTGTTTCATCAGTTTATCCAAGAGTATCTGACGAAGGTTAGGCTGATTTACCATAACCGATGGAGGCATAATCACCTTTTTAGTCTTCTTTTGTCTGGTAACTTTAAGATGTGTGGGGTCCATTTGGATTGTTTTTAAACTCATATATTGAATGACACAAAATAAAACGATGTTCTAAACAAATAAAAAATTGAATTAAAGTCATTAAATAAATATAGTAGGTAAAATGGATTCCCGACGTGATGAAACCTACGAAGAGAAAGACTGCTGGAAAGTGATTGAGTCTTACTTTGCGAATAAGCATCTTCCCCAGTTGGTGAAGCATCAGGTAGAATCCTACAATGACTTTATTCAAAATCAAATGAAACGAACCATCCAAATGTTTAATCCTCTTCACATTAAGTCTCCTCACGACTATATCAAGGAGTGTAAAAACTATCGGCTCGAAGTCTTCATTGAATTTGAAAATCTATGTATTTACAGACCCGAGATCCACGAAAACAATGGCGCGACCAAACTGATGTTTCCAAACAATGCTCGTCTGCGTAATTTCACATACACGTCTAATTTCACGATTGATCTGAACATTAAATATGTCATTCGAACAGGAGAAAAGTTGGAAAACGAAGAGACCAAAACGATTAAACTTTCCAAGATTCAGTTTGGAAAGATTCCTATCATGCTGAAATCATGTATTTGTATTCTGAACCAGTATAGTTACATTCACCCCAATGTCACAGAAGAATGTAAGATGGATCCAGGAGGATACTTTATTATCAATGGTTCGGAGAAGACCTGTATTGGTCAAGAAAAACCCGCTGATAATAAAATATTATGTTACAAAATGAAACCCGGACATAAGTGGTTGTATAGTTCTGAGATACGTTCGGTTCCAGATTGGAAGTGTATTTCTCCAAAACAGATTTACATGATGATTTCATCTAGATTGACCTCGTGTGGAAATGAAATCCTTGTCCAGATACCAAGACTGAAACGTCCGATTCCGTTGTTCATTCTCTTTCGAGCACTTGGAGTGAAAAGCGACAAAGAAATTTGTCAGCTCATCTGTCTGGATGTGACGAGTAAAGAAAACCACGACGTTCTACAATATCTAAAAGCGTCCATTTTACAGTCGGTAGAATACCTGAGCTACGACGATTGTTTGAAATACGTGATCAATTCTGTGATTTACACGCCACTCAACATGGACAAAGAAGAAGGACAGCGAAAGAAGCATGAATTTGCGATGGATGTATTGACCAATGATTTGTTTCCAAACTGTGTGACCTCTACAGAAAAGATCTATTTGCTCGGTTATATGGTGAATCGTATCGTGCGAAGCGCTCTAGGGTATATTCCATGTGACGAACGAGACACGTATACCAACAAGCGTGTAGAACTTACCGGGACGCTGATGAACAACTTGTTTCGAAACTATTTCAACAAGGTGGTCAAAGACATTCAAAAGAGAGTCATTCGTGAAATCAACAACGGATCTTGGAAATCTACCGAAGATTATGGAAGTATCATTACTTTGACCAATATCTACAAAATTGTAAAGTCTTCAACCATTGAGAATGGACTAAAGAGAGCACTTTCTACAGGAGATTTCGGCATCAAACACCTGAATTCGAACAAAGTTGGCGTAGCTCAGGTGCTCAACCGTCTGACCTATGCGTCTACGCTTAGTCATTTGCGACGCATCAACATGCCGATTGACAAGAGTGGCAAGTTGATTGAACCCAGAAAGCTACATGGATCTTCCTGGGGATTCCTTTGTCCGGCGGAGACACCCGAAGGTCAATCCATCGGAGTCGTGAAAAATCTCAGTTACATGACGACTATTTCAGGCTATTCGGACAGCGCTCCGATTTACGCGTATCTCAAAGATAAAATTATACCCCTGGATGATTTGGCCTCTCCACAAAAGTATTTCAATAAAGTGAAGGTCTTTGTCAATGGTCGATGGGTAGGCATTACCGATCATCCGATTGAACTCTACAAGGAACTCAAAGAAAAGAAATCCAAAGGTATCATTAATATTTATACATCCATCGTCTTTGATTATACCACCAAAGAGATCTTTATCTCGAATGAATACGGACGTTTACTCAGACCCTTGTATAAAGTGAAAGACAATGCGCTCATGATTACCAAGAAGATGATCCGTCAGATTGATAGCGGCGATCTTACCTGGGATGATTTACTCGTGTCTATCAAGATTGACGAATCGGTCATTGAATACGTGGATCCCTATGAACAATCCATGAGCATGATTGCGACCAAACCACACAAAATCCAAAGAGAATATCATTATACCCATTGCGAAATTCATCCGAGCACAATCTTTGGAGTCATTGCTTCGTGTATTCCTTTTCCGGAACACAATCAGTCTCCAAGAAACACGTATCAATCTGCCATGGGTAAACAGGCTATGGGTGTCTATGTGTCCAATATTCAACAGCGCATGGATAAAACCGCCTATGTCCTCAACTACAGCATGAGGCCTTTGGTAGAGACTCGTATCATGAACATGCTCAAGTTAAATAGACTCCCGTCGGGGAATCAAGTGATTGTTGCGATCATGACACACAGTGGTTACAATCAGGAAGATAGTATCTTGTTCAATCGTGGAAGTATTGACCGAGGATTGTTTCATGCGACCATCTACCATACCGACAAGGACGAAGACAAGAAAACGAATGGAGAAGAAGAAATTCGAATGAATCCAAACAAGCTGAATACCAAGAACATGAAATTTGGAAATTACAGCAAGATCAACAAGCACGGAGTGATGGACGAGAATACATTGGTTGAAGACAAGGATATTATCATTGCGAAGGTGGTCGTGATCAAAGAGAATAAGAATGACAATACCAAAGTGGTCAAATACGAAGACCAGAGCAAATGTTATCGCACAGATGAAGAATCTTATATTGATAAAGTGTACATTGACCGTAATGGCGATGGATACAACTTCTGTAAGGTGAAAATCCGAACCCTGAGAAAGCCGAATATCGGAGACAAATTTTCGAGCCGACACGGACAAAAGGGAACCATTGGAAACATTATCGATGAACAGGACATGCCTTTTACCAAAGATGGTCTTCGACCTGATCTGATCATCAATCCGCATGCGATTCCATCACGCATGACGATTGCTCAGATTAAGGAAACGGTCTTGGGTAAACTACTTCTCGAACTGGGTCTCTTTGGGGATGGAACCAGCTTTGGAGAGATTAACATGAATACCATCTTTAAAGAGCTTCAAAAATACAATTACGAATCGAAAGGAAATGAAGTGTTGTATGACGGTAAAACCGGACAACAAATCGAATCTTCCATCTTTATAGGTCCCGTTTATTACCAACGCCTGAAACACATGGTCAATGACAAACAACACAGTCGATGTATCGGTCCTATGGTGAACCTTACTCGTCAACCCGCAGAAGGCCGTAGCCGAGACGGTGGTTTACGGTTTGGAGAAATGGAGAGAGATTGTATGATCTCCCATGGTGCGTCCAGATTTACTAAAGAGCGAATGTATGATGTTTCTGACAAGTATTCTTTCCATGTATGTAAACGATGCGGTATGATCGCAATCTTCAATGAGAAGAAACACATTCACTTGTGTAAAATGTGCGAAAACAAGACCGAGTTTTCCTATGTAGAAGTCCCTTTTAGTTGTAAACTTCTCTTTCAGGAACTGATTGCGATGAATGTGGTTCCAAGAATTATGACCTAAATAGATAATTATTTTATCCTATTAGAATATACATGTCCGGATTTGAACCATCGACTCAAACTAGCATTTTAGGAGGAGGTCTTCCGGGCGGTAGACCTGGTGCTGGTTTTGCGAATACAACTTTTTGCTCGGAAGATGCGATGAAGAGAAAAATTCTACGAAAAGCATTTAAATCAAACAACGTCAAGTTGAATGGCTCCAGTATTCCGTCTCTAGCAGGACCGTTTCGAACAGCCTTTAGTCAAGGGGATGTCTTGTCTCGAAATTATCAAACGTGTGGTGGTCCGAATCAAGTGAACGATGTCACTTCGTTAAAACTGAGGCCCAAGATGGGAGGTTGTGTAAGTAAAAAGGATTGTGGAACGCTTACAAAAGGGGTAACACCTGAAGAGGTCCCGCTCTATTGTGGGAATCAGAAATATGTTTCGGACAGTTCTTTGTTTACGAAATTCAAGGGGCTCGCTATGATCAACAAAACGTATAACGATAAATCGTTTGGAGGCGATGAATCACACGGTGCCTATTCATTTTTAAGGCGAGCTAGAAGAAATTAATATTCCTATACTGTAATGAAAAAGACGCGTAAACTTATGGTAAAGACACGTAAAGGTGGTATGGTAGATCCAGGATCTTTATATGTTTTTGGGACAATGCTCATCTATGGGATGATATCTGTGGTTGTAGGACCACTCTATCTTTTAGCAGAATTATTCAATGCTCCTATTTCAAGTCTAAATAAGTTTTCAAGAAAAGCATTTCAAAACCAAGAAAGCCATATTTTTCATCGACCCTTGTATCATATCTTGTCCATGTATACGAAACCTAATTTAGATAAGGACCAATTTTTATTAGAGGCAGATACTTACATTCATAAAAGAGTATCTACAGTTTCTTTAGACAATGACCCCGACCCCAAAAAAGATGCAAATGGCAAAGTGATTCCATCCGCAGAGAGTGAAGTAAAAAGTATTACACCAAGTGTGAAAGATACATTATTACATACATTTGGCGCGTTACGTTTGGGACGCCAATTAAAAAACTTGGTCTTTCGACTATTTGATCATATCGAACAAATCCCAAAAACAGACACTGAACGTAAAGCGGATATCAATCTTTTAGTCTATCAGTTGGATTTTAAGTCTCTTGTAAAATGTTATTTGATCTCCAAAACAATCAAGAGTAATACATGCGAAGCAATCCAGAATAAAAAGAAAACAATATTAAGAGGAGCAGATGTCATCACGATCATCAATCCGTTCTATCATCCATGTAATCCATCGTATACGAAACGTCTAGATTGTTTGAAACGACACCTTACCAAGAAAAAATTTGACAAGGCGGATAAAGAAGATATGGAATGTAAGGTTACATGCGATAACTGTACATTTCTAAACAGTGCGATAAGACTAGGTGACAAATATATTACATCAGGCGCATGGATCGCTGTTCTTGCCATGTTAGTCTCTGGTGTATTTAGTCTTCCAACGGTAATGGCCGCTACCGGGTTGTCTACTGTATTTGGGTCATCCGCAGCAGTTGCGTCTACAGCGGTAAAAGGAGCAGCTAGTAAGTTGATAACACCTGGTATCAAATTGATTTTTGACAAACTTATCAAATTTCTTGCTTTATATATACTTTACCCTAGTGATTTTACAAGTATGGCAGGTTCAATGTTGAGTGTTTACTTTAAACATGTCAAGATCACCAACGAAGAACATGTGAAATCGAAGATAGAGGCATTCGACAAAGAACTTGAAAGTATTCAATCTGGAGTAAAGGTTACTCAAGAAAAAATAGAAGTGTTTAAATTTACATCAGGATTTGGCAGTATCGCGAATAGCGTGATGGGTTTAACTACAAGCTCTCAAATTAAAAACGAACGGTTCGTAGAAACAAACATCCTAAAACTGTTAGATGAAATCAAAGTAAACGTAGATCTAACAAATGCGGTATTGGCGGAAACCAAAGTAAAAGATTCTTATCCTGATGATGAAGACAAAGAAGAAGTGCTTGAAAAATTTAATACATTTATGTGTAAGTATGACATCATGGCTACCGTAAAGAGTAGAATCGCAAAAAAGTTTGTAGACAAGGCTAAACCTGCTCGGATGATCTTAGGTTTTATTTTCGAGGAATCGAAACAAGATGTCTGAAAAGATTATCTTAATCGTTTTGATGCTAAAAACACAAGAAAAACATAAAAAAACATCCAAATCAGAAGATACAATTTTTCGTGTAAGCTAAACATTATAGTATGTGAATATAAAATATTAATTACAGTCTTTGGGATTGGCAGATCTTTTGATATTATTAAAGTTGTTGTAGAGAAAGTTGTTGTCGTTTGTATACAAGTTATTTACAGGATCATATTTTGGAAACTTAATATTAATACTGCATGTATCTGCGATCACTTTATCGTTTGTGGCATTTAAAACGGGAAGATCTATGTCTAGTCCTTCTTTTTGCCATAAATAATCTATAAGTATTTTCACAAAAACAAATACTAGAATAATTTTAAGTATCATATATATATAATGAGATTTACATGGAAAGGACAAGTTTCAAAAAGCGCGTATCCTTCAAATACCCGTCCGGAAACCAATACAATAGGTCCTTATCCTTCTGGAACACCTAATTATCCAGAAACTGTAAGAAAAACGGTTCTTGCGACGATTCCTAGGTTAGACGTAAAGAGAAATGTTTGGATACCCGGTTCTGCGTATTATGATCCTGTGTCAAAGGGGTTTATCTTTGAAAAAAGAGAATGTACTACGATTGGAACAAGTCTGCCTAACGTGTGTATGAAACGACTTCCTCGCCCCCTTAAACTTTGGCGAAAAAGATTAAATATGGATTCAGCATCGAATGTTACGTTAAATCAACTCAATGGAACAAGTGTCACGGTCACAAAAGCTCCTATAGAGAATTGTGTCCAGACTGAGATTTATCATCTCAAAGAAGATTGTCATTCGAAGCGCGCAAATGGTGAATGTAATGCCATACGTAGAAGCGCGGGTATTTGTAGTAAGAATTACTGCACGACTACGAAAGAGTATTTACAAAAAAGATGTAAAACATTTGATCAGAATCAAACTCAGGGGCGTAAGCTTTCAGATTATACCTATACAAGTGGGCAAGGGTCGGAGAATCCAGGTGTAACCGGCATTTGTAATAAGATTGTAATCAAACCATCGAATCGTTCCTTCCAACAACAAGGTGGAGTGACTGCTTCTGCTCAGACCAATAAATTAAAATACCAATCGGTCATGTCAAATGTAGCCGTATCAAATTATGCTACGGCCCGAGCTACGCTTGATACGGGATATGTAAACGTAAAAAGTCAAAACTACCCTCTTACCGGATGTGTGTGGGCAAGACAAGACCGAGCACATGAAAGAAGTTGTCCACCCACCAAGGCTCAATAAACCCCGAAATATTTATCATGAATATCCATGTTGTTTTTTTTACACCACTTTACACATTTATGAATATGAGATTTTCGAAGCTGTTCTATCTTTTCGTTCTTCTTGTCATCTGTGATATAGGTGAGGACAGACAAAATCGTGGATACTTGACTTTGTCCAAAGATGGAATTCACTTCTCGTATCTTATTTAAAAATAGATTAGGTATTTCCATAGACAATATAGACGTATACGGATTTTTTTGAACCTCGGTATAAATACCGCATAGTTTGTTTTTGATTTCTTCAATATTATGAACCATTTTGAATTTATGACAGATGACATACTTTTCAGAGTTGGCCGGTCTACTTGTCATGGGTTTTGAAATCGACACTTCTTCGTATAGATAGGTCAAGAGATAAAGGAGCTCTATCGTAGAAGAGCTAAACGTATCAAATACTTTTAGAATAAAGTGTCCACCCTTTTTCTGCATCATGATCGCGAAACAAATTTCAGAGAAAATAAGATGAAGTGAACTCTCTTCCTGGTTATTAAAATCAACACTATAGTCGAAACCGCCGTCAGCTGTAATAAAATCCATGTCATTTTCATAGTGCTTTCTTACATAGAGCAAATTTTCAAGATGATATAAATTTCCTGTCCCATCACCAGACTCTATGATAATATTTGGATTTCCTTTGATTAGACTTCGTTCACATTTGCTCCATAAAGGAATATCTCGCGTTTTATCCAATAACGTCATTCCATAATAAAAATCCTTGTTGTTTTTACGAGCGTATTGAATGGCTTCAATAAATCCACCCGGTCCTTCTGCTAAATGAAAACTACGCATCACTTTTGGAAAACAAAAGGTAAACCCATTTATAATTTCTAGCAATTTAAAAAAAGCTCTTGAAATAGGCTTGTAATTACAAACACATGGACTAAATGAATCAAAGGGGGTATTGATATATTCATATGGATTGAGTTTTCGTTTATTCTTTTCCCATTCCACTAAACAATGATCGATTTCTTTTTTAATCGTATGAATATAATTTCTCAACGTTTTATTGGTATACGTGATTTCTTTTGGGTTGTATTCAATATAAGAGTCAGGAATAAATGTCATTAATTCATGAATGTTGTAACTATTCATCGTTAAAGAGTATATGTATGATTTCTCTATTTTCTTAATCTAATAGCTTTATTCAGTTTTACAGCTTTGCCAATTTTTCCGAAATATTCTTCTTCTTGAACAAAGTTTCCATTGTAGACCAGAAGACTATCGACCATTCGAATTTTCTTAAAGATGAAATACTTATTCATGAAAGAGATTTCCTTTTCTTTTTCACACATGGTAAAGGTTCCTCCCGTTTTTACCATATGATCATACAAGAGACTAAAGTTTCCGATTCCAGGTAGGTCCGTGCCTGGCATTTTGGTTTCTAGTTCAAATCCATATTGTTTCATGTTTTCAATGAAATAGTTAAAATTAACAAGGTATTCGTCAAAATCTTTGTTGATGGTTTCTTGGTAAATACCTACCGTAAGTCCGATCGAATATACATTGTCCAAGAATTCAGTCTGATTGTATTTTTTCGTCATGGACCAGATTTTCTTCATATTTTTCGTGCTCTTACAGTCTTCTGATTTATAAAGTTCGATCTTCCCCCCTTCCTTTTCTTCCTTGAGTGCTTCAAAGATTTTAGAGCCGTCGTAACAAGTCCCTATAAAATATCCACCTACCTTGATTGTATCTGAACAGTTCTTCATAAACGTGTGAAAGGTATCTTTGGTCTTGAACATATAATGTAACGCAAATTGGATAGATCCTACATCAAATAGTTTTTTTGCGACACCGTGGTTTGTCTCAATATAAGATCCGTATTGATTGGATTTCTCTTTAATTCCCATCACTTGTTGAAAGACAAATTTACTTTTTTGTTCTTCCTCTTGGTCCTCTTGTATCGCAAATTCTTCACCTCGTAAAAGCTTGCTTGTGTCGCCCTGGATAAAGAGCGCATCAAATAGATGTTTCTTTCGACTCTTTAATTCAAGATACCTAGCACATACGCCGTCTTTGATGTTGTGTATATTGTCTTTGGAAATATCAATGCCTAGCACGAAACTTGGTTGGTTATTCATCCATTTAGAGATATCTCCTCCTTTTCCGACAGCATAGTCGATCAAGACACATCCTTTGAACATCACCGAGTCGTATAACATGGTTTTCACAATTAAATTGTGGAAATTTCTCAACTGAGTGGTATAAGACTTACTTCCAGACCGATTGTAATAGACCGTCTGATCCATGTCCTTGAACGTAGGGAGTAAGGTTGAATCGCATAACATTTCTTTGGTAATAGGATTGTATAAACTATACCAGTTACTATTGGCCACTTGATACGAGTTTCCAAAATTCCGCTTGGTTTTTCGGTAGTCGATGGTCTTGTCGTATCTCACGCGTAGAGGAACCCATCGAAACCGTTTGTCATCTGTAAACACGTATTTAAACTCAATAATACTGTCGTCTTCAATAACCTCCTTGTTTTCTGTAAATGGACTCATGCTTCCTTGATTTTCGAATAGAGGTAAATAAGCTTGGTAGGCTTGTCCGTCGTAGGGGCTACTTGGGATAAAGAGTGTTTTTGTATACCCGGAGGATTCATGTATAGAGGGAACCTTTCCTTTGAACAATAGATCTTGTGGATTTAACATACCTTGTCTAGGGTCATGTCCCACATTCAAATGAGCCAATCGATAAGGTTCCGTGTTTTGACTTTTTACAGAAGAGATATAATGGGTTTCTTTGAGTTGAACCAGAAAGTCAATCGTATTAAACTCCGGAGGTTTCCACTTGAAACTATGCGTCCAAGCATATTTGTAATTTTTCACTTTATCTTCCGCAGATTCCATACCTACACCCAAAGACATAGAGGTGAAGATCAGACCATCGTTTTCATATTCAAAGACACCTGTGTCGATTTTATGAAATAACTTCTGGCAACATTCTGTAATGGGAGTCGCTTCATCCGACATATGAAATTCTTTGATTTTAAACTTCATCATGGTTAATTCGCTTTCATATTCTAGGCTATCCTGTAAATATTTCATCACAAGACGTAAACGATCGTATCTATTTTTCTTTTCTATTTTACTGTAAAAGGGTTCTCGACGTGTATTCTTGCCATTGTAGAAGTATAGATCGAACGCCGCATATAAATCGAGAACCTTTCGATGTGATCCATAAGGAATAAACTCGCCATCGATTAGCGTCGCGAACAGTTCAGTTTTTTTGGTAGAACAACCGGTATATTGAACCTTCATATTTGTGTCGATCATATAAATACGTCCATTTCGAGAAATCATACAAAGCCTTCTCTCACCATCTGCCTTTTCTGTTACACAAAAGTCCTTCATGATACAGGGGGCCTGATTGTCTGGATCGTCGATTACATTGATTTTCTGTAAGGTATAAGAAGAAGGGCCGATGAAATTTTTAGTGTCGATGCTCTTTGGTTTGTCTGTCACAAAGATCAATCCTAAATATTCATCCAATACAGCATTTTGTTCCTTTTTTGAAATTGGATAAGATGTATTTTGAACACCACACTGGATATATTTGATCGTTTTCTGAATAGACTCTTTTGTTCTCGTGAAATGTTTATGAATGGATTCTAAATCGATCATTTCAAGTTCGACTTCGTAGGTCTCTTCTTCTGAAAATAACTTACTCGTAGAAAAGGACTTCTCTTTGAGTAAGTCTCCTCGACTTTTCACCGATTTGACAATACTTAAATCTACCTGGATTTCTTTCATTTCTGGATGAGCCAGGGTGATTCGTGTCATGTATCGGAAGCTTTTATCCGACACTCTAGAATTGGTCTGTATCTCATCGATTCTTTTATCCGAAGGATCTAGCGTCACTTCTTTTTGTATAGAAAACCTGAATTGAAATTCTTTATTCTCATAATAATTCGGATACTCTTCTAGTTTTTGTTTTAAGATGTATTTAGTTTCATGTGGGAGCGTATTCGTTTTACAGAACTCTCGAATCTGAGCCAGATCAGTTAATTCACAACGAATCTTGGACATATTGTCGTTTAAATAATGAATCACTTTCAGCTGGTATTCTTCCTTTTTTTTTATAAACCCATAAGACAAAAGTGTTTGATAGATACGTTCAAACTGAATCTTGTCTATGGAATAAAATCGGATCTCTCCTTCCAGATGAACATTTACTTTTCTTAAATCATATTCATCCATCGGTTTAGAGCTTCTCTTGTCAAATTTGAATTTAACGAAAGATTCATAGGTAGATAATGCCGACTGAAGAGACATAGTATATATATAAACATTCATTTATTTCATTCTTCAATTTTATATAATTGAAAAATAATTTGTTTGATGGACTGATAGAGTTCTAGTTTTTTGTATTTTTCAGTAGGCAATAAAAGTCGTATTGACATGTCTTTGAGTTCAGCTAAAGTATATCCGCTGACTGCTTTCAATGGTTTTTCAAGTGAAATCTCTACATAATTTTCTACATTGACGTCCTCTATAAATTGATGTGTGTCGTTCATATACCATATAGGTTTGTCCGAATACACCATCTTTACTACCGTTCGGCCACGAATGTAATATACATTCACTTTGTAATAATTACAAAGAACAGACAAGGTTTCGAGAAATAGATCCTTGTCATAGACAAGGTTATTGATGATCCGCTCCTTTTGTTTAAATTTCATTCCTTCTAATTTCTCCGCAAGCAACGTTCGTTCATTCCACTCATTGTATAAAGTGTCTGCCAGTTGAGTACGATCTATTTGATTCACGCGTTTGTAGAAATGTGTGAATAAACTAGGCGGCGTTCTCTTCTTCTTTTTTTTTGGTTTCAGCGTAGGGATATCAAAGCTACTCTTCATGAAATAAGGAGCAAAAGAAGCAATCATTCAAGTAGATAGATTCATTCATTTATATTATTTTTTAAACGTTCCTTTGTCTCCTCGATTTCTTTAATGTCACACTCTTTCAACAGAACATAATCAATATATTTATTCATTTTCTCAAGCGTTTCTTCGTTTAATTCATACATCTGAACAAATGTTCCGTTACTATTCTCGCTAACAGAAGCCGTATCTTTTTCCATGATAATCTTCAATACTTGAATGTGTTCTTCTTTGGAGAAGCTTTCGATGATTCTTGTCATTTTATCTAGGTCGTGAATCATTAAAAATAAAAAAGAAATCTATTTATATGATTTCTGATATCGAAGAAATAGAAGGATCGTTCAGTTCAAACCGTGTACCAATGATTTTCACTTGGATAGTTTGTCCGATAAAGTATTCGTCAAAATTCTTTTTCGGATTATGTTCTCTGCTTACAAAGAATATAATCGGATTATCTTTTTCTTGATAGATACCTCGAATCCCGATCTTGGTATTGTTTATAATTTTACATTCAGTCACGGTATCTACAGATGGATTACATACATCTGCGTGAAAGCGCACATCAAAACTTACGGAATCCGCAAATAGTAGACCACCCGAATAGGATTCCAAGGTCATACTATTTATGGATAGATAGCCTTCCTTTCTGCACCTTCCTTCTAGTTTATCTCTCGCATAAGACATGAAATATTTTTCGGGTAAAGAACACAATTTAAAAGGAACAAGTATTTGCTCCTCAATCGTGATGTTAGAGAACATTGGTACATGTAATTAGATCATTGTGTTTATTTCAATTTTTTTCAATATACAAATGATATTCAAGTTTGGATAAGAAGTAACGTTCTTTATGGATACGATCCAAGTGCCTCATATATAATTCAGCAATGATGGTTAGTTCTGTTCGAGTGATATTTTCTTGTTTGGTATTTTCTTTGGTAAATACCTTTTTATTAAATAGAACATTGTTAATAAAATCAATAATGTCACTCTTTTTTTTGATCAATAGATAACTACCGCGTGTGTCTGGATTTTTTTTATCTTTGATTTTGAATTGATAAGAATGATCGCTGTAATAACCCATAAATCCAATCGTGGAATGGATCGTCTTTTTATTCAATTTGTATAGATCTTTGAATAGATTATTTTCAGTGGGAGTTGCTTTTCTCCAAGTGGACACACCTTCATTCCAAACGAAAATCTCTAACACACTTCGTATACCTTCTCTCGATAAAAGACCAATGCCCCTAAGATCATCCCGTTCAACAATACGTTCATCGTAATATACCTTAATTTTCTTTTCAAAGTCGTTCAACTCACGTGAATAAATGGATCGAATCACGTCTAGCTCTTTTTCCAAGGTCTGTTGTTCACAAAGATGCGAGATTAAAGAGTGGTCTATTTCTTCTTTAGACAAGTTAAACTGATTTTGCATATATTCAGATGCTTTTTGGAAAAGCGGATACCATTCTTCTTCTGGATCCTCCTGAAGAGTGGTTGCCTGAATGTACAAGTTTTCTAGTATAGATACTTTATCGGATACCTTTTCTTTCACCTTTTCTTGTGTCAATAGAAAAGATTTAGGTTTGACCGGTATGGGTCTTTCTCGATCATAGAGGGTGGTCCTTGGATCCTCCAGCTCCATCGGTTGAAAAAGATATAAATTCGCAATTTGAGTCAAATAACCAATCTTTGAATATTTATCGCTAATGGGTGTTTTGTATTCGATCATGTCGGTCGTCGTGCGCAGAATTTCTTCAACGGGAGCATGAATGAGAGAAAGAATTTCTTTCTTTTCATATACATGTTTTTTTGTGAAAAGTTGCTTGATCTTGTCTTCTAATTTATTATTTTGTGTATCTTTATAAGAGTAGGTGAATAGATCTTCTTTGTCTGTCGAATTTATTTTATTATAACAGTCATATTCGCATGAATCGCTATAGTCGCACAAACTACTAAAGGGCTTGTCTTTTACATCGTATTTTATTTTTTTGCCATTGCTGAGCATCAACGTGATCCGCTCTGTCATTTTCGCAAAATTTTGCTGTTCTTTGTTTAACAAACAGTCTACGGATACGGATTTAAGAATCCGACTGATGATACCTATCTTGATTGATTTTTTTTCTGCCATTCGATAAAGAAGTCCATCCAACGATTCTATTTTTTTATCACGTAAGACAGCAACGTATAAAAAAAGAATAAAATTACGCTCATGTAGGGGTAACATACTATGACTACAATTTCTTCTTGCTCTGCCAATAATTTGTTCAATTCGATTTAAATTATACCATGGTTCCATGACATGAACCTGTCGAACGTTCTTTAGATCAATTCCTTCCGTGCCTGCTTGTGAAATCAAGACCACTTTGATTGTTTGTCCGTCTTCGTTGTCGTGTGTAAGTCCATAAATTTCTTCGTTGTTATCTGGACTAATCATCTTTTCACCGCTAATGATAGAGTATTTTGCTTGTCTAAATTTACCCTGATACGTAGATTCATTCTTCAGATTATATACATTCAAATCAGGCTTCTTGTCTCGAAACAAAGTTTTACTCTTTTCTCCGTATCGTTTGAATCCCAATTCTTCTAAAGCCAACGCGATAGGCACAAGACCTCCATTGATGTATTGAGAATAGATGAGAACAATTCCTTTGGATTCTATGATTTGATCTAGTAATGCCTTTATTTTAGAACTATAGTTACCAATCTGATCGTATTGAAACATATCTTTTAAAGGCGTATCGTTGTAGACAAACTCATTTCGAGAGGGAGGATAAAGTGTCTCTCGATAGTTCATCACGTGCTGAAGACCCTCGTCTCCTGTATAAAATCCGTTATCGTGTGGATACATAATTAAAAGGCTCTGGATAGGTTTCATGAGATCGTTATATCCAAGCGAGTCTAGATTCTCGAAATCTTCATTTTTCTTTTCTTCTAGCGTTTGGATGGTCTTTAGATACGCCTCTTCTTGAATCTCTGAAAGCCGAACGCGAAACAAATCTAAATGTTCTATGTTCGAGACAATTTTCTTATCATTGAACTGAAGAGTGGGTTTGTCTTCTAGTAATGAAGAATTCGGATCTTTATACATCGAGGGTGTAATCATATAGGGAAACACATAAGGATTTTCTCCTCGGACATAAGAAATGTATCCATTGGCTTTTTCTTGGATGAGCTTTTTCCCACCTTCTTTCAAATCACCCGAATCAGTAAAGACATCCTTTATCTGAATCACGCTGCGATTGTCATTTAAATTCATGAGATTCAAAAGATAAATAATCTCTCTCGGATCATTATACATGGGTGTTCCGGTCAAAAAAATAAATTTGATACCTTTCACATAATGGACCAGTTTATTGAGCATCGACGCAATCTTTTTTCCGATACTGTCGGATGATTTTTCAGTAATCCGAATATTGTGAATCTCATCAATCACAATGACTCTCGAACTGAACGTATTTTGAATTTTTTTAGGGTTTTTGGTAGACAACTGTTTTTCAATAAAATTCGCAAAACTACCATATCCAATAAAGGAATAATTATCTTTGATAATTTTTTTGATTCGTTGAATGAGTTCTTCTCTATTCATGGCTTGTGTATCGTCAATGTTTAATTCTTTCAAGATTGAATTCCCTACACATCCGTGTAAATTCCATAACCCATGTTGTCTTGTCAATTTAGAAGGATCAAATAGTTGGAGTTTAAAATTCTCCTGAACATTTGGAGAGGCCACCATTAAGATTTTCTTAAAATTGGGAATGTATTTGGAATACATGCGTAAAGATTCAGTAATGCTAATGGCTGAGCAAGTTTTTCCACTTCCTAATCCGTGATACAACAATAGACTATTGTAAGGGTTTTGATAAGAAATAAACTTTCTTACAAATTCTTGATGTGGACTCAATTCAAACGTCGAAGTTCTTTTACATAACGTTTTTGATTTTTCTTGAACGTTGACAATTTCACCATCGTATTTAAACCGAAATTCTTTCTTCAAGCTAATTTTTTTTTGGAACTCTTTGTCGTCCAGATGAGGATAGAATTCTGTCATTTATACTTGTTTCATATTAAAAAATAATCTTTTTATCTATCAATTGATGTATATCTTTCAAAAGTTCTAACTTTTCTATATTATAAGGTCGAATTCTCGAGTCAGCCTCACGATAAGAAAGCCATTTCATAGAACCAATTTCACTTTTTTGAAAATTAGTATCTACCAAGGTATCTTCATATTTCATATAGGCTAAAAAATAACGATGCTTGTAAGATTTTAGATTGGATCCTGTGAAGATCTCTTCACATGGATTCATATTTTTGACAAGAAATAAGCTTCTTTTTTCATAGCCAGTTTCTTCTTCAAATTCACGCAAAGCACAGTCCAAGTCTCTTTCTTTAAAATTTCTTCTCCCCTTTGGAAACCCCCATTCAGGTTCAGTCCAAGTAGAGGCTACAAATAACTTAGGCTTATTCTTTTTAATGAAGTTATATTTTTCTTCATTCTTCAAGTCATAAGATTCTGTGACCTTATTCCATAACTTGTACCATAGTTCTTTGTATTCGCATGTTTGGATCTGAGAAATCTCTTCTTGAGTCATTTCTCGTATGATATTATTTAGTTGAAAATCATTCGTTTCTGAATACTTTCCTCTAAGAAAATCTACATACCCTAAGGTATCTTTACGTTGAATCAATAAAAATTCGACATCTTGTTTAGGCGTATATCGATAGGCAATAATACCTAGACTAGTAATTGGTTTTTTACAATTATAGAACAAATGACCGTAGTTCCCACAATTATTACATAGATACTTTTTCGTATCCATAATACGAAGGTAGACTCAACTATTTATATGTATTTCATATATGATTCGTAAAGGAACGAACCTAAATCCTTCTGTCCCTATAGATTCTACGATGATTCCGATGGAATCTATGTTAAACCATGATGTTCTTTTTCAATACATTCGATATGCGTTTTACCATTATGTTCCAAATAAACCCAACAAAAAGAAAATGAAACAATGGGTAGAAGCCATTCCTTACTTCCTTCCAGAAAACTACCAGAATGTATTTTTTAAATTGATTCGAACCTATCCAATTGAAACTTATTGGGATTCTCGAGACAAGATGGAAGAATACGGCTATCTGTTATATTCATCTTTTCATAAATCTTTGAAAACGTCTTATAAAAAGAAAGAAGACTACCAATTAGATCTTTACCAGAATAAGACAAAACATAAACAAATTCATAACCTACTTTATTTTATAGTCATCTGTTTGTTTGTCTGTATCCTTTACAAATGGATACTATAGAACCTTTTATTTTCTATTTAGAATAAAATGAACCTTAAGTTTATTATATTGTTGATTACAGGAGGTCTAGCGTATAACACGTATCATGATAACTTTCTTTTTCATCATTTTAAAACAAATACAAAATATTATAAAATAGGAGGTATTGCGATTTTTGGTCTCGGTTTATTTTTGATCATGAGTAGAAGTCAACAAGATAGCTGGAGCTTTATGAATGTCGTTAAAAATTATATACATATATTACCTATCGATAGACAGTCAAAAGATATGATCAAACCATTCATGGAGAGAAGTCAAGCCAGATCGATTGAGAAGATAAACGGGTCGAGCCGAACTCACAAGAGAAGTGTAAGTGAGACAAAAAAGAAATACATTGCTTCAAAACAAAATTGGAAATGTAATCAATGTAAGCAACAGCTTACCGCATGGTTTGAAGTAGATCATGTCACACGTTTAGATCAAGGTGGATCAAATGACGTAGATAATTTAGTGGCATTGTGTAGAAATTGTCACGGAGAAAAAACATCCATGGAAAATATATAACTATTATATCTATGTCTACCGTTGTTAGTCCTATTATTTTAATTGTCTTTATAGTAATATTGGTATTCTATTATTATATATTTGTCGCTAATCCCTATCGTGTGTTGAATATTGCCAGAATACCGTTGATGATCAGTTGTTTAGTCATTGTCTTTTGTGTGCTGATCTTTATCGAATATTATGCTTCTAATCCAGTATACCAAAGTGACTCATCCAGTGAAGTCTGGAGTAATTTCATAAAATATTCTTATAAGTATTTCTATTTTTTGTTTTATTTTCTAGTCTTATCCATCATTGGTTATGGAATATTTAAATCCATAGAATCGAGTCTTGTTTATAGTTTTCAATATTCTTTTTGGGTTACAGTGGGACTCATCTTTTTGATTTTAGCCTTATTCTCAAAGACACAATCTCAGAAAACTCCATCTTTCGATTCTTCTTACTTTGATTTGATCAAAACTCTGATCATGTATATACCCTGTTTAATTACGGATTCCATCGAGTATATGAAAAAGGACTATGAAAATACACCCTCTACGGTATTTATTGTATTTGTAATGATACTTATTTATTTACTATTTTTCTATTTGATCCCTTTGTTCCGTAAGCAACAATATACGAATGATGGAGTCACTCTAGTTGGAAAGGCGGCTTATCTAAATACAAATATACTATCGATTACATCGAATGAATTAAAAGAAAAAATCATGAACCAGAGACCCTTTTACGATCGATGGTTTCAAAAGATCATGGCAGAACAGTCCGAGCCAAAAGTAGCCCCGAAAAAAGTAAAAGTAGACATGGAAGAACCTGTTCAAAAGGGTTCTTCCTTCTTTGTTCCTCCCGATAGTTTAACTTTACCCTATTATCTATCCAAAAAGGAAGGATTTACTTCATTACAAGTTCAAGACGCTCAAATGATACCTTTTGATCAGATTAAATATAGAATTGAAAAAATATTAGAAATACCTGAAGAAGACATAGATCCTTTCAAAGAAAAATATGTTATGAAAGAGTTCCTTGTCGCTCATCCACAATTTTTAACCGTCTATGAAAAAATTCAATACATGAAATCGGCTGCGTTTGCTTCGTGGGATACCATCACGTCTATCCCCTCTGTTTTAGCAGGAGATACAAACAAAATTACCAAATATAACTATCATTATGCGATTACTGCCTGGATTTATTTACAAGAAGTTCAATCGAAAGAGATTCAGCACATCTATTCCTTTGGAACTAGACCATCTATCTATTATATTCCTTCCGAATCCTCTTTAATGATTGTTTCGAATTATAACAATCAAAAACAAAAGATTCTATACAAAACAGACAAGATCTTATTTCAGAGATGGAATTTCATCGTGATGAATTATAAATACGGAACATTAGACTTGTTTATCAACAATAATTTAGTAGGTACCTATCCAAACGTTTTGTCTGTTTTGAATACAGAAGATGTATTGTTAGTAGGATCTAACCAAAATAGCCCAATTGGAGGGATTTGTAATATGAAATTTTATGAACTACCGTTAGGGATTCGTAAAATAGATACTATTTATAAAAGTTTCCACAATAAAAAAATACCCATATAGTATAATGAATTTACTATCAATGACAGCCTTTATACTTATACTCATTTTGTTTGTTGGTGGGTATTTATTATTGACTGACGAAGTTTCTGGATCTATTAAATTAGGGCTTATTGTATTTTTGGTCATGGTTGGTCTATATTTTTTAATGAATTTGTCTTTTTTTAAAAGTTATTATGAAGTGATCGATATACCCATTGATGCGTCTGCTTCCTATATCTATAACGCCACTAAATTCAAAGACGTGGATCAAATCTATTCGCTGTCTACTTGGATTTACATTGAAGACTGGAATACCAATTTTGGGTCTAAGAAGAACATTTTAAATTTTCAGAGAAAGGGTGCTCAATCGACTCGATTTGAGTTAGACGAATATGAAAATAATCTACTCATTCATTACGATGTATACGCCAATGAATCTAAACGCACTCCGGTAACACAACACATTACTGTTCCTAACATTAATATACAAAAATGGGTAAACATTACAGTTTGTTTCAATACGAATAATACAGACACTTATATCAACGGTAAATTGATCGACACAGATATTCATCCTTATCCTATTTTCAACCCAACGAACAAGAAGGCAAACACAGGAGATTTAGTCCTTGCGAAGGATGTTGGCTTTAGTGGTAAAATTGGATTAACCCGTTACTACGGTAGAGTTTTGTCTCCACAGGATGCTTGGGATATCTATAAACACGGTCCTACGACCAACATCTTTGGTTCCTTTTTGAATAGATACAACGCATCTTTTGCTTTTTACCAAGATAATAAGAAAATAACAGAAATAAATCTTATGTAATATATAATGAATAAACTCATCCCTACAAACAAAGAACCTAAAAATACGGCGAAAAATTTATCCAATACGGTAAAGAATGTCAAAAACAATATCTCCAGTAAGATTTCGGATATATCTGAAAAAAGTAAAGAAACGATGAATGCGGTGAAAGAAAAGGTTCAGAATGTTTCTGCTAAAATAAAAAACGCAGTGAAACCGGAAGACAAATCTATGTTTTCCGGATTTTCATTTGAATCGATCACGACACGCACCAATGAGTTTGCCGAATCCAACACAGCCATCACAAAGTTTGTCTTTATTGTGATTTTATTACTTCTTTTTGTTTTATTTTTTCAGCTTGGAGCTTGGCTCATTCAGTATTTTTTGGGTGCCAGTAAAAATCCGATTTTGCTAGACGGTATGGTTCCTGCCAACAAGACAAAGAAAATATCAGTCAATCCAAATGAGAAAGGATCTATCCCTATTTATCGATCTATTAATGAAGATCAGGGGATTGAATTTACATGGAATGTATGGTTCTTTGTAGATTCGTTGAATCCTAGTGGCCCTACCTACAGTCGTATCTTCTCGAAAGGTTCCGAAAATAGAAACTTGACCTTGGCCATTCCACCAGACTGTACCGATGATAGCTGTAAAAATATCTTCAATAGTTCACCTGGATTATTTATTACACGAAATAAAAAAACAGACACAGTATTTCCAAATACGGTAAGTCCCATTAGAGATGATAATAATGTAAATTTGATTCTTTTGTTAAATACATTCAAACCTTCTTCAACCAATACGGAGTATGCTGAATCGATTACTATTGAAAACATGCCGGTACAAAAATGGGTTTGTGCGACGATACGTGTTCAACAAACAACGGTGGACATCTATATCAACGGCATGATGACCCAAAGAAAAATACTAAATAATGTTCCGAGACAAAATTATTACGATGTCGTGGTAGGAGATGTCACCAATGGATTTCTAGGATCTATTTCTTCCTTACGGTATTATAATCATGCGCTAGGATATGACGATATTCAAAACCTTTACGGAAAAGGACCCAATCTGAAGAGTTTAGATATGGACGGACTGTCCAAAAATGGAAGGGACTATATTTCTATGAATTGGTATTACAAAGCCTAATCGAAATTAGATCTAATTTAAAAAATCCTTTATCATAGGGATATAATGAGTTTGTATTCCAAAATACAAAACAATAAAATAGCCCCCAGCAAGACTAATTTGAAACTCTTTCATAAAATTGGTTGAGAATAATAATATTGTATAAAAGGTTACGATAATCAATAGAGTTTGTAATAAAAGATAAGAAAAAACATGTTTTCCTAAATAGTGGTTAGTCTTTAGTTTATGGACAAATACATCTGTATAATTTCCGAGTAAAACTGCGGGAATTATATAAAAGAAACACTTTAGTGTGAATGAAAAAATATGTTTTCTTGAACGAAACGTTCCAAACTCGGTAGCAAATTTTACGATTGTGTTCAGTTTCATATACTATATTTTATTTTTTTGTGAAGAATGTAGTAATCGGTCGATTTCCTGCCTTGACATTTTTGTCTTCTCTCAAATACTTTTCGAAAAGGATCTTCTCGACTTCTTTCAGCTTCATCTTCTGTTCTTTGGCTTCAAATTTGTCAAATTCCATCGTAGAACGGAGCGTGTCTAGTTCAAGCATAAACGCAGGCTTTCGCCTTCTGAATTCTTTCATGTCATACAAGATGAGCGAATAGATTTGTAAGACGGGTTTCATAATCTGATTTGAAATGTAAAACCCATAGTCAATCTTTAACTTATGATCTTTGATATAATCAGGTATCTCTATTTTTTCTCCTTGGAGCTTGGACAAGGCATTTAAAATGTAGATATAAGGGATGCGGTCACCTGGAGCAGGTTTGTTTCCCGGGTCGCGAATCCCAATCCGTTCGGCCAAGACATTGTGAGCAATTTGTTTTGGATTCTTGTAAAACGATCGTAACGATTTGCTGATGATGAGTTTCTCTACCGGAACTTTCCTCTCGCTCAGCTGAGTCAGTTGTGTATGAAGGAACGCAATCGATTTGTCAATGTTCTTGTCTTTCATGAGAATATCAATGATACCTCCATAGACATCTTTGACAATCGGCGCATTGTCGCGTCGTTTCAAGACGATACCCATAGACTTACATTTACATTTGGTAGGATCCAGTTCATAGAGCATGCCTACGTAACGCTTCTTAGAAAGAAGGCAGAAGGGCAGAAACGTCTTCTCGTATTCAAGATCATGCGGCTTTTTCAGAAACATGGTTGCCAAAGCACCCGCTTCTTGAGCTAAATCAATCGTCACTTCAAGTGCTTTTTGAGAGTCCAGTTTCTTTCCGTCTTGGGTAAGATGAAAGGTGAAGAACACGGAATCGGTATCCCCATACACATACTCTGCGTTGGTTTGCATCGGACCATATCGTGTATCGACTGTCGCATCTTTATACACGGTTTCAATGACATCTTTCCCATAGATCAACAGCTTACGTCCTACCGCAGTGGTTGACGCAGCCACGTCCATCTCATAAAAGGTGCTTGTTTTCGCACCGCACTGACCATAAAGACTATTGGCCGTAATCTTAATACTGAGTTGGCGTTTGTCTAAAATATTCTTCTGAAAGGGATCGGTTTCCTTTTCCATTTGTTTCTTGGTAGCCTTTCGAGCAGCCAAGAGCTCTTGTAAAATCGAAGGTAGAATAGCCTTCTTGTCATCTGGATATTGAGCAAACCTACACACTTTGTAACCGGTCAAGATCTTGTCGTTCTTTCGGTAAGAGAATGTATCGTATTTTACATCGACATAGGTATACTCTTTCAAATTATCATACACGTATACACCCTTCTCGTTCTTGACACCAGTGGATCGAATCATTTCTCCTGCCAAGTTGTATTCTTTGGTCCAGACTTTGCTGTCATGAGACAAGTTTTCGCTAATGATAGAGGACGGATACAAAGAACCATAGTCCACGCAAGCAACCGGATCTTCCAAATACAAGTTACATTTGGGTTCCAATACAATCGCTCCTTCGTAAACATCATAGGGACTACCTTTGGAAATGAGAGGCATGAGAATCTGGTTTTCTCGACATTTTTTCGCAATGTAACTGGTTCCTTTGATCCCTTGTCCGCGCATGACGAGGAAATTAATCGGGACACTACACAGTTTACTCATCTCAATGAACGTGGTCAAGACGTCAATCTTCTGAAAGATGTGGTGAACTAGGTTACAATCCTGAATACAGTATTTTGCGATAACACCTCTGTCCTCGTCGGATCCTCGGGTCATCTCGAAAATCTGTTTGGGCGACACATCATCTTTGGCCATTCCCCATGACATTTTCTCTTCACAGTGTATCTGTCCATCAATCACAAATCCATCCGGTTCCATCTGGATAATTTTGTATTTCTTTCCATCTTCATACAAGTCGCCAGAATGATTAATGATTTCAAAATGAATGTAAGACCCTACTGAAATGCCTTTCAAGTTCTGACTCCAAATCCGACAATGGTTTCCTTGGTTTTCATACCGTTTCAGCGTATCTCCTAGTAAATACCCAGCGACATAATCCAGCTTGTAAGAAGACAAGTTGAATTCTTTTCGCATGTGTGTATACAAATCGATCTGAAGCCGACCTTCCATTATAAGAAGTGACAAATCATAGGGTCCTGATGCCAATACAATCTTGGATACATTCAATTCTTTGGAAAAGGATTCGTTACGTCCCAAGTCCATGAACTCGTCCAAACAGTCCAATTCGTTTGCTCGTTCAAACATGAATTTGTAATCGAACCCGAAAATGTTGTATCCAATAATGATATCTGGATCTTCTTTTCTTATCAGAGCTGACCATGCGACTAAAGCGTCTTTCTCCGATGGATAGCATTCCAACACATGTTCAGGGGTGATTTGATTACATTGGTTCACGCAGACGCAATGTTGTAAGTAAGGATCTTCTTGTCCGTATTGTATAAAAGTTGAACCAATGAAGGTGACCTGATCGCCTTCTAATTCCGGGAAATATCTTCCAAGCAAATCCATAAAATAGACAATCTTGATCGCCAGCTCTGTATCTGATGCGAGAAAGGTAATCAAGTCAGCTTCAGCTTTGAGCGAATGTTTTTGAAGGGTCACTTCTTCTTCCTCTTCTTCTCGTTTGAAATACTTTTGAATCTTTTCATCCAAAGAAGGTTTTTCTTGAATGGTAGTCTTCATCATTTCTTTCAGATTCTCTAGAACCATTCGTTCCGTCACTTTTGATTTTGGATAACAGATATCCATCGACAGGGTTTGCTTGATGGCAAATACATTCAGAAGCATTTCTTTCAACAAGAACTCGTATTCTTCTTTTGACGCCTTGTCCAGTTGATAGACGATGTCGTAAGCAACTTTCTTGTAGTCCTTGATGGCTTCAGGAAAGTCACCGTGACTACTGCTGGATTCAATATCAAAACTACATATCTTGTAAGGAACCGCAGTATCTTTTTTGAGTGCGATAATATCTTTGTAAGAACAGACCAAATCTTTTTGACAGCGAGAGTTGCTCTTCCGTTGTTTGAACTTCTTGACTTCGATCCATCCAGAAGGACTAATCTCTTGAATGTGGAAGAATCGTAGCAACGGAGGAATCATACACTCGTAAATGGAAGTCGAGGTCCCTTCGAAAGAATAAGGAGACACTTTCTCGGTTTCATGGCTATAGTACATCTTTTTCAAAGCATAAATGAATTTCATGTTGTGACAAGAAATATACATAAACTTGTGTAGTTTTCCTCCATCGAATCCATACAAAGTCTTCTGTTCCACCAACTCATAATGGTAAACAAATTTATAGGCCATCTTGGTCGCATCATATTCTTTTAAATGGTCCATGAATCGATCCCCTTTTGTTTTGGACCAGTCATCGCCCACACGAATGTAAACAAATGGATGGAAGTCGTGAACCGTAATAGAATAGGTTACGCGTTGTTCATCGATACCAAACATTTGAATCGTGAATTGTTCTTTGTCCGAGACAACGAAATCGATCAGTTTACACTCCATTTTTATACAGGACGATTTATGATAAAAGATCTATCAATTTTATCGCCTCTTTCTTGTTTTATTCTTCATTTGTTTCCTCTTTCTCGTCTTTCCTTTTGGCTTCTTTTTAATTCCCTTTTGCGCAAATTCACCCATATCTTCAGCGGTTCTTGGTCCTTGATACTTTTCTTCAATGACTCCATTTTTCATTTTTACAATTTCAGGAAATCCGCCCGTATTTGAGAGTGGACTGCGATTCATGGATTCATTCCCTGACATTTCTGACCCGTCTACCTCGACAATTTTTGAACCGGGCGATAGGCTACGTTTCATTCTCTCCCATTCAGGCCTCATTTGAACACAATGTCCGCATCCCGGATGAAAGATCAGAACAATACCAGTAATTTTTTTAACGCGTTTCGCACAAGCATCATATCTACCTGGTCCGAAAACTTCCGCCTTTACACCCATAATTATAATATAAGACTATATTAAAAATGTATAGACTAAGACTTTTATTCATCCTGATTCTTTTCTTCTGGGGCATTTATTTTTTGGTTCAACAGCCAGTCGAGCCGTTTGTAAGCGGTAAATGTCCAACCACGCTCATCAAAGACGGCCATTTCATCTATATGTATGATCCATCCATGGCAAAAGTCCCTGGAGTGAACCCCATACAATTTAAAGGTTTGGACGAATACAAAGATTACATTGAATGGCAACGAGAAAGTAAATTGAAGTGTCCCATTCTTCATTTAGAAAAAGTATATACCGCAGATGGTTCTGAGATGTATGAGATTCGACAGAACTTTCTCGAAGCAAACGAATGCGGGCTTCAACCTCAAAAGATCAACCAAATTCCTATCTCTTATGACCCAGAAAATCAAACGCAAGGTATGACAGATTCTATGGCACTCAATCCAGAGTTCATGGCATTAGCCCTTAGTTAAATAGTCACTTAAGTTTTGTATGACATTTTTATTTAGTTTCTTCGGTTTTCCATCCTTGTCATAAGTAAACTCTTGAAATTCTTTTGGGTTTTCTTGTAACTTACTGAATAGTTCTACAATGTGTCCATATTTATTCATTAAAATCTGCGCGGTTTTCATACTGATCGAGGGTATCTGACACAACATAAACAAACTAATGTTGTCTCGAGTAATATTTTTCTGCTTTTGTTTGGTGATACACGATTCTTCATAGGTGAGTGTTTCGCACGGATTTTTTTCCATAAATTCCATGAGATATCGTGCGGTATCTTTACAGTCTTTTGTCTGTAATACGAAAAAGCCCTTTTCCATAAGCCCAAACATGGCTTTCCTAAGATTCTCTTTTGGGATAGAACCATGATAATGGGAAAGATCCCCTTCTAACCAGTAATAGACACGAAATCCTTCTTTGATTGCTTCTTGTAATCGAAACGACTGTTCGGTATATCGTTTATCTTTCATACTTGCTTCTAAATCGGCCCATGTTTTACGTTCCATGATAGATTGACCACTCATCATGTCTCCTAGTTTTAAGTTGCTGGACTCTAGTTTCACATTCGCATACTCGGGAAGTAGTTTTTGACACTCTTCAAACAAGGTGCGTTCTCTATAATCTATAAAGAGCATTCCATAGATTATAGATCTGTATTTAAGTGATTTAACGAACACGTCTTCTAGCCTCGAGCTCCATCGAATCCATGGCTCGTCCTGTTGCTTTGCAGCACGTCAGCATAAAGGGTGGCACTTTCTGGGGGGTGCTCGACTTATAAATATTGCTAGGGATTCGTGACCAACCCATGCGTGACGCAATACCTGCCTTTTTCATTCCTGCAGAGCACGCATCTGCTCCGTTGATAATAGACGCTTGTCTCTTGATGTAGGGCATATATATTTATCCTAATATTTTATTTTCCAAAAGAGTGATTCTTTCCTTTAATTCTCGGATACATTCCAATAAAACGCTGGTGAAAGCAGGATAGTTGACGGTTTTAATTGAGTTTCCGTTCTCCTCAAATTCATTCACCAATTCAGGAAAAGGACCTTCGATTTCTTGCGCAATCATGCCTATATAAACTTTTTCGTCTGTTCGATCTCTTCGTTGGAATGTATAACCATGAATGGTTGTAATTTTATCTAAACAATGTTCGAGTGGTTTAATATTTTTCTTAATTCTTCGGTCTGAATAAGAGGTAAGATCGTTTTTCAAGGTTAATAGACCGTTCATGTAGGTCGTTCCATTCACGCTTACATTTCCAGTCGTATTTATATTTTGTAAAACAGACAGATCTTTCGAGATGACACAGCTTCCACTTACATCCAGTTGATAGTCTAAGAAGGGTGTTTGACCTGGAGAAAGTTGGATATCGCCCGTCACATTGTTGACGCGAGTGTTCGAACTACTGACCACATTATACCCCAATCTTATTTTACCTCGTATTTGGGTATTTCCCATATTTCCTACGGAATAGACATCCAGTCCATCTGCTTCTAACAACATAATCTCCGCAAACTGAGGATCTTTTTGACTCGCTCTGATGGCTGGACCCGTCCCATTGTTACTCACGTTCAGTTGTCTCGATATTTGAACTTCTTTCTGTAGGTCTATAATACTTACTCCTTCTGAATCAATTAAGATGGACCCTCCTGGTCTAATTCTGAGCTGATTGATAATATTTACGTTACCTTCAAGATTGATGTTTGTGGAAGAAAGATTAGTAGTGGTAGAATAGAGATTTGTCTGAGCCCCTCTTATGGTAAAAGGTCCTGTATAATCAAATCCAGTAGAATAAGAAGACGCATTGACATTCATGTTACCATTCAAAAGAGTGAGTGATTCATCAGAACTATAGGTATACATCTTGACTGGATTACCGGTTTGACCAAATTGTATAGTGCTTTGATAAGTGGGCGAATTTCTGAAATTTACGTCGGTTTTAAAGGTAGAGTAACCACGTAAATTATTCGTCGTATTTCCTGAAGGATCTGTGAAATCGGCGACTTCCATTTGAGCGATCGAGTTACCTCCTATGAAAAGCTGTGCGCTCACATTTTTGTTTAAGAGAACTTTATAGGTCAACGAATCTACTTCGAGATTTCCATTCACTTTGAATAGATTACCACCTGTTACATTGATATCACCCCTCAAATTAATGTTATTAGTGTTTACGGTAAAATTTGTTCCGACAATCGAAGTTGTATTTTTTACACGTAGATCGTCTAGAGTCGCTATATTTTGAATAGAGGTTGGGCCCAATAAAGAAGTGTTTCCGTATACCCATAAATGGTTCAAGTGTGTTTGATTTTCGACAGAAGCATTCGTAGCAAATAGTTGTTCGCCAACCGATAATTTTGTTCGAATCGTTGTATCCGATAAAATACTTACGTTCTGGTTCATGGAGATTACGCCCACAATTTCTGTGTTACCTAGAGTAGTTTTGTTATTTACACTAAGTCCTCCGACCATACTGGTATTTCCATTCACATTGACGTCCCCATTCAACGTGGTTTTTCCTTTGATCGATACGTTCTCGTTGAAAAAGGCAGAACTGTTGACAAACAAGTTACAGCCGAATGATGTATTTCCGGATACATCCAACGTTTGATTTAGAAATGTTTTGCCTAAGACTGAGACGTTGTCGTTGAAGACAGAAGATCCATTGACAAAGAGCTGGGACCATAAGGACGTGTTCCCGGAAACATCCAATGTTTGATTCAAGAAGGTCTTGCCCAGAACAGAGACGTTGTCGTTAAAGACAGAAGATCCATTGACAAACAGCTGTGACCATAAGGACGTGTTTCCAGATACATCCAAGGTTCGATTCAGAAAGGTTTTGCCTAAGACTGACACGTTGTCGTTAAAGACAGAAGATCCATTGACAAACAGTTGTGCCCATAAGGATGTGTTCCCTGAAACATCCAGTGTTTGATTCAGAAAGGTTTTGCCTAAGACTGAGACGTTGTCGTTAAAGACAGAAGATCCATTGACGAATAGTTGAGACCATATCGATGTATTCCCGGAAACATCCAGCGTTTGATTCAGAAAGGTATTGCCCAGAATAGATACGTTATCTTTGAATAAGGATGAACTGTTGACAAACAATTGAGATCCCATCGTTATATTTCCAGATACATCTAGCGCGCTGTTTAGAAAAGTATTACCCAAGACTGTTATTTTATCATTGAATAACGCAGACTTTTGGACAAAGAGTGGTGCCCATAGCGAAGTGTTTCCGGAAACATCCAATGTTTGATTCAAGAAGGTATTTCCCAGAACAGAGACGTTGTCGTTGAAGACCGAAGAACTGTTCACGAATAGCTGGGACCACAACGAAGTGTTCCCAGATATATCCAGGGTTCGATTTAGAAAGGTTTTGCCTAACACGGAGACGTTGCCGTTAAACACGGCTGAACTGTTGACAAAAAGCTGAGACCATAGCGATGTGTTTCCAGATACGTCTAGTGTTCGATTTAGAAAGGTCTTCCCTAAGACCGAGACATTGTCGTTAAAGACCGAAGAACTGTTGACGAATAGTTGGGACCATAAGGACGTGTTCCCGGACACATCTAACGTTTGATTTAGAAAGGTTTTGCCTAGAACCGAGACGTTGTCGTTGAAGACGGCGGAACTATTCACAAAGAGTTGAGACCACAAGGATGTGTTCCCGGAGACATCCAGAGTTCGATTCAGAGAGGTTTTGCCCAAGATCGATACGTTGTCGTTAAAGACAGAAGATCCATTGACAAACAGTTGGGACCACAAGGACGTGTTCCCGGAGACGTCCAAGGTTTGGTTTAAGAAGGTCTTGCCTAAGACAGACACGTTGTCGTTAAAGACGGAAGAACTGTTGACGAAT